AGATATGAAAATTTAGAAATAACAAAAGATGTTGATGATTACTATTTTTTTACTAACTTTGTAAATGATGTTAGAGACGATAAAAATAACACACAAAAAAGTCTTTTTTAATGTACACCGATAAAGATAAGGAAATATTGTTAAACATCTTATATCAAAAGGATTTTGATATAAAGAACAGTGTTATTGAGTTTAACAAGCTAACAACACACTCACTCGAAAGAGGAACTGTCTATGATTGGTTAAAAAAAGACCCTGTTTTTATTCAGAAATATGCTTATTTTAAATCAGACTTAATAAAAGAAGCCGAGGCTGCACACAGGTTATTAAGAAAAGGAATACCAGTTCAAGACGACGAAGGGAACATAATAGGCTGGATAGAAAAACCTGACAGAGCAGCAATTGAATTTTTCTTAAAAACGATTGGGAGCACAGAGGGTTATATCGATAAAACAATAAACGAAAACACCAACATTAATCACAACATAGAAGTAAAGCCACCAAAATGGGATGATTGATTTTGATAAACATAAGGATAAATTATTTAACGACTTGATGAAAAACCTACAACGTGCATCAAGTCGTTTTGTTGTCAATTATGGTGGTGCAGGTTCTTCTAAGTCTTACACCCAAACCCAACACGAAATAATCAGGGCTTTACAAAAAAAAGAGAAAATACTTGTTATTCGTAAAGTTGGAACTACCTTAAAGGATTCTGTAATTTCTCTATTTGTGTCAATATTAAATGATTGGGGACTATCTGAATATTATAAGGAAAATAAAGCAACTCAATTTATCGAGTTTAAAAACGGAAGTATTATATTATTTAAAGGGATGGATGACCCGGAAAAAATCAAGTCCATTGCAGGGGTAACACGCATATGGATTGAAGAAGCATCCGAATTATCGCAAAAAGATTTTAACCAATTAAACCTAAGATTGAGGGGTGCAGACAATTTACAAATGACACTAACGTTCAACCCCATTGATGAAGATCACTGGATAAAACATCACTTCTTTGACAACAAAGCAATTAAAGAAAAAACAACCATAATAAAAACTACCTATAAGGATAATAGATTTATTGATGATGACTACAAAGCAGAGCTTGAAAGTTATAAATTCATAGATAAAAATTACTACAAAATATACGCATTAGGAGAGTGGGGATCAATATCGGAGGGACGTATTTTCCAACCGTGGGAAGTTATCGACAAATTCCCAGAAATTGACGGGGCATGGTACGGGCTGGACTTCGGTTTTTCAAACGACCCGACAGCAATTGTTAAGACAATAAGAAAAAAAGACAGGATTTATTTAGATGAAATTTTATACCGGACTGGATTAACAAATGATGAAATAGCAAGCTATTTATTTGATTCGGGGTATGTGGATGAGCCTGTAATTTGTGATAGTGCAGAGCCCAAAAGTATAGCGGAGTTGAATAAATTCGGAATTTATGCGATCCCGGCCGACAAAAAGCCGGGTTCAATAATGGCGGGAATTGACTATTTGAAAAGAAATAAAATACTTGTTACACAGCGTTCGCTAAACATAATCAAAGAAAATAAATACTATCAATGGAAAGAGGACAAGGAGGGTAAGATCATAAACCAGCCTAAAGATTGGATGAATCACAGCATTGATGCAATCCGCTATGCTTACTCTTTAGGAGATAATGATTATAGCGGTCAATACATCCTTAATGCCGATTAATTTGGAATTAATCTAAATAACGTTTAAATTTGAAAAAAAATATAACAGAATGGCCATTCTTGATTTTTTAAAAAATATATCTTTTACGAAAAAGATTAACCGGGCAATATTTGAATATTGGATTTCCAAAGGCACGGCTAACATCATGGATCAGAACTTTGATTCATATATCGAAAACGGGTATAATACCAATGTAGATGTTTACAGTATTGTCGGGCGAGTGGATGCAATGCGAAAGCAAGCACCGTTAACCCTTTACAAGCGATTACCAGACGGAGAAAAAGAGGTAGTACAAGACCATGAATTATTGAAGTTTGCCCGAAAAGTAAACAAGAACCTTAATACCGATGAATTTATTTCTCAGTTCATTATTTATCGTTTATTGTTGGGTAATATGTTTATTTATAGACCAACAATTAAGACAGGTACAGACAAAGGCAAATGCTATGAATTACACCCTATGCCTGTTAATGAGGTTGAGATATTGGAGGGTGACTGGCTTAACCCTGTATCTGGTTATAAAATTGAAGGGACTAACAGTAAATTCGATTTAACTGAAGTCTATCATTCTAAAATGTTTAACCCGAATTATGTAAGGGATCGCAGCCTTTACGGCATGTCGCCACTTCGTGCGGCTGCAAGGATTGTAAGTAAACAAAACGAATCAGAACTAACGCAATTAAAGCAATTTGAAAATCAATCGCCGCCTTACCTATTATATCGAGAAGGTAACAAGCAAGAAGGCACACGAATGTCGCCCCAGCAAATCAAAGAAGCAGAGGGGGCATTAAAGAAAGCAAGCAGCCAAAGTAAAAAAGGATTAGGCTCTGTTTTGCCAGAGAAATACGGCATCATAAAACTGGGTGAAAGTGCCGCCGATCTCAACATTTTAGAGAGCAGCAAAGACGGACGGAAGGTGTTATGTAATGTTTGGCATTTACCTCCGGCATTATTCGGAATCGAAAACCCAACCTACAACAACATAGCAACTGCCAGAAAAGCGGCATGGACTGACTGTATTATGCCAAATCTTAAAGAGGTAGCCAACGCACTCAATGAATGCACTATTAACAACTATGAGCCATACGCCAATGAAGGTTTATTCTGGGGTTTTGACTATTCACAAATCGAGGAGTTACAAGACGAAATGAAAACCAGGGTTGAGTGGATGCGAAAAGCTGGGTACTCACTTAACGAGATTAGAAAGCATACCGGTGCGAAAAAAATTGATAATGCTTTGATGGATGAGCCTATACTATCAACTCAAGATATGTTTTTATCCGATCTGGATTACACACAAGACGAAGACGAAAAGAAAGATTTTCGGGATTATTTAGACTGATTCTAAATTACTGATATCTATTGTATTTCGTTTGTTTTTTAAATACATTTGTTTTTATGACAAATGTCGAACAAATAACGCAATTAGGCATGACAAATGAATCATTCAAAGCAGCCGTATATGATTATGTGGCTTTGTTCGATTCGTTTAATATTGAGAAATTTATAAATTGGTTAACTGAATGAAACCATCAACACGCAAATTTGAAATAAGATTTAACCGTGAGCGCAATAAATTAGAGCGCAAAGGGTTGCGAATGTTCAAGGCAATGTTCCGTGACGTGTACAAATCTATGATTGATGAATTACTAATGAACGCCCCATCACAATGGGAGGATATGGCGGAGAAAGTGGACGGCAAACGAATACAGCGTACAATGGAGCAGTTTTATATAATGTTTGCCCCGATAGCCTTACTTGCAAAAAAACACATCGCAGACGAAAAGGCAGACGAAGACGACATGTTTATTTCAATGTTCGAGCGTAAATTGATGGAATTTATATCTACTGAGGGGGGCGTAAAAATCACATCAATAATAAACACAACAAAAAACGATTTTCAAAAGGTCATTACCAGCTTATTACTTGAAGCTGAGACAGAGGGGTATGGTGTTGACAAACTTAAAAGAAAAATAGTACAGGATTTAGGAAACAATCTACGTGGTAACGCCTATGCTCGTGCCCGGGCAATAGCACAAACCGAAATGATAGGGGCAAGCAATTACGCTGCAACCGTGGCAGCTGATTCATCAGGATATGAAACCCGGAAATTTTGGAGTACATCTGGACTGGAGGGAGTAAGGGAAAGCCATATAGAAGCAGAGCAATACAGTGATAGTGTAAACGGACTTAAGAAAGGGGAGACCTTTCCGAACGGATTATTATATCCCGGCGATAGTTCAGGGAGGCCAGAAGAAATAATCAATTGCCGATGCTCCATTTTGCACGAAAGAGTTTAGCCCCGTTGTTTTTTATCCCTTTTTTTAGGCAGCCTTAACCGACTGCCTTTTTTTATATCTAAACATCTTATTTAGAACGAATCTAAATATAATTTGGAATTATTATAAATAACGCTTAAATTTGGCATAAAATGAAATCGTTATGAGTGAACAATTGAAGTACAAGGATTTTAAGATAGCCGAAACGAAAGCCGCCGATGACGGGGGTATGATTATAAAAGGTTACGGTGCATTCTTTGATAATGTCGATAGTTACGGTGATGTAATCAAAAGAGGTGCATTTACTGAAACGATTGAACAGCGCAAAGGTCGTATAGCTTTCTGTTACCAGCATGATATCTGGAATCCCATTGGTAAAATCATATCGTTATCCGAAGATGACAAAGGGCTTTATATTGAGGTCAAGTTGAGTGCAGCGGAAAAAGATATACAGACAAAAGTAAAAGAAGGAATATTACAAGAAATGTCAATAGGCTACCGGACAATGTCATCTGAAAAAGAAATTATAGGTGAGATTGAAGTTAATGCACTAACTAAGATTATGCTGTTTGAAATATCACTTGTAACGATAGCAGCCAATCCACTTGCGCGGGTGGAAGGCATGAAATCAGAACAGCAAAAAGATTACATCAAATCTGAATTTGACCGACTTATTGCTATTGTGAGAAACGAAAATATTAAATACGAAATTGATAAATTAAAATCAATAGTTCTTTCCGTTCAGGCTGAAACACGCCACAATGATCCGCCGAAAGAAAAAAGCGAAAAGATTATTGTTAAACCATTTAAATTAAATTAGAATGGAATTTGAAATTAAAGGATTAGAAAAAGAAGCCGCCGAAAGCTTGCAGAAAGCATTAGGCGAGTTAACAGAAGATATGCAAAAAGAAGTAAAAAGCATATTGGAAGGTTATGCAGGTAAAGAAGCAGTCGATGAGCTGAAAAGCTTAATCGAAAAGCAAGATACATCAAAACAAGTTGAAGAGTTGAAAAGCCAATTAAACGAGCTTGATATTGAATTGCAAAAAGCACAAAAAGCATTTGCCCCGGAAAGTAAAGAGGCAAAAACCTTAGAAGAAGGATTGAAAAACTTGATGGCATCGCCAGAATTTAAGGCCGCCAAAAAATCAGGGTTTCGAGATGGTAACACCTTCGAGATTAAAGCCGACACGGGCGACATTACCGGAACAGTAAACATGACCCGCCAAAATCTGGCTGTTAAGTTTGATCCAGAAAGAGCACTCGCTTTCTTGCCATATTTAAACACCGGCACATTGGGGCAAAATCAAAACGAGATCCTTTGGATGGAAGGAACTTACACATCTAATGTGGGTTATGTATCCGAGGGAACAGGACAAGTTACAGGCGATGCCGGAACAGCAACCGAGAAAACCCGGAAAATGTCGAAAATATCGGCTAAATTGTTACTCACCGCCGAAATGCTTGAAGATGCAAGCTACATCGCTTCGGCTTTCCGCATGAAGATGCAGGAGAAATATATGCTTTGGCTTGATGGTGAGGTGTACGATGGTGACGGTTCGGACGGCGTGAACCCTCAACACATTTACGGAATCCAAGGACATGCAACCGCCTTCGATGCAGCCACATCAGGCAGCGCCGGAACTGTGGCAAATGCCAATATAGGAGATTTGGTGGATAGTGTTCTTTTACAAGCACGCCAAGCCGAACAAAACGGCATCAATCGCATTTGGATGAATCCTCTGGACTTCTTTAAATTGCGTACAGCTAAAGATAAGGACGGAAGCCGTATCTTTATTAAGGACGTGAACGGTAATTACACTATCGCAGGTTTGCCAATTACCACAACCTCTAAGGTAACAGCTAATACAATGCTTGCGGCTGATACTTCTAAGATTCAATTGTGGTGGAAGCGTAACCCCGAAGTTAAGTTCACACAAGTAGTTGGAACTGACATGCAAGACGATGTATATCGTGTAATCATGTTTATGCGTAACCAGCTTGTTGTAGAAGGACCCGACAAAACAGCACTTATTTATGTAAGTGATATTAAAGCAGCTATTGAAGCAATTGAATCAGCATCAGCATAATTAACAGGGGGTTAACAGCCCCCTTTAAAATACAAAAGTGATGAAAAAATTAATATCAATATTATTTTTAGTAGCAATCGGCTTTTTCGCAGTAGCACAAGGTGGTACAGATAAGCTCGATTTAGAAAATACGTTCATTGACTGGACGTTAACGGATGCCGACACTGTGAGTGGCACAAGTTCAGCAACTTATGTACTGACTGTAAATAAGCACCAACCAACAACACAGGATGTTTTGGTAGTTCTTGATAGCATAGACGTCCCCGGCGTAACCGTCCAATTGAAAGGAAAGAAATTTTTAGAAAGTTCTTACACTAATATTGGGAGTGCCGTTGAATGGGCTGGGACAAGTGCCGATACGACAATTGAAATATCTAATAGCACCGCAAATCGTTACCGTTACTTAGGATTGACAGTAACAGCGACAACCGGAAAAGCACAGGTTACTACCTTAAAAGAGAAGGTGTACATCGAATAGGTTACATGGTGTTTAAGGGTGGTTCGATTCCACCCTGACCACAACAAAATCATATTGTTATGAAAAAATATATCGTTAAAAAAGAGTATGCCGGAATTAAGCCGGGAACAGAGGTAAACGTTAGCCCTATACGTGAAAGGTATATGCTTGACATGGGTTATATCGAACCGCTTAAACAAAAACCAAAAAGAGCACCTAAAAATAAAGCAATAGAGGATGCAATTGAAAACAAGTAACATAGGAGCTGAACCGATAACGCTTTTGGAGTTGAAAACATACCTGAAAGTGGATTATGATGATGAAGATACGTTGATAGCTTCATTAATATCGGGCGTTCGTGAGCGTATAGAGCAGTTCACAGGATTATCTCTTGTTGCAAAAACTATTGAATTGTTTGAAGATGAAGTGCCGGACGACTTTTACGAATTGCCATATCCCGAACATAACGAGATTGTAGAAGTCAAAGTAAACGGTGCTAAATGCGAATATTATTCAACCGGCTTAGCCTCAAAACAAATTAAGCCATTAACGACAACAAGCTACAACACAACAGCCGAAGATGAGAAAGGCTTTTATGTGAAGTACACGACATTAGGCACATGTCCCGAGGGTGTGAAGTTAGAGATAATGAAAGCCATTGAAGAAAAGTATCGCAATAGGGGGAACACATTTGAAGGCTCAATTGCTGAATTATCAGAGAATAGTTATGCTAACCTTTTAATTTATTGTAAACAATGAACCGTGGCAAACTAAATAAACGGATAACTTACAGGCTTGAAGGCAAGACAACAGCAACGGAAACGGGAGGCACAACGTACATTCCGGGAGAGGAGGTTGAAACATGGTGTTATGCAAAGTCAATGAGTTTTGATGAGGTTATGCGATACGGTTTGCCGGAAGGAGAATTAACTTATAAGTTTATTTTTGACTATTACCAAGGCAAAAATATTATCAGGGGTTCAGAATTGACATATAATGACAAGACATTTATTGTCAACTCGGTAATCAATGCCGATGAAGAAAAAGACGAAGTAGTAATAGTAGCAACACAACAAGTATAATGGCACAGAAAGGCGGAGCAACCATACAACTCACGAAAGCATCTGAGCAGAATTTTAAAAGGCAGATGAAACGACTTGGGGACAGGTCGAGTGAGGCAGCCGTCGCAGGTTTTGAGAAGTTTCTGCAAAATGCTGTAACACTTGCAAAAAATAAATTAAAAGCCGATAAACACATTCAAACATCGAGATTGCGGAATAGCATTGGTGTAATGACAGCTAAAAAGAACATTGGTAAATACTCGGACGGGATGGGTGGCACTTTTGACGGTGATATCAGGGCTAATTTGAAGGATGATGAAGCCGCAATCGGAACTAATGTAGAGTATGCCGGATTTATTGAATTTCAGCATGATTCATTTTTGTACTGGGCTGTTAAAAATTCAAACCGTGCCGAAATGGGTAGGGCGATATCAGAACGATTATTAGGATTTAAACAATGAGAGATTGCAGGAAAAATATTATCACTAAACTAATACCGGCTATACAAGAAAAGCTGACCGGATATGAAGTGCGGACAAAAATCAACAAACCACATACAGGCGAAAAAATAGCA